GACCCAACAGGCATTGGCAACCAGGGTCACATTGTTGCCTACAAGGGACAGGCTCAGTTCATCCGTGGATGGGGAGGAGTCATCACACAGGCCGCTCGTCAGGGCATTACCATCGACACCTTTGCAGTGTACGAGGGTGATGAGTTTGAGGTTGCACGTTACGTCAACTCAGATGGGTACCACCTTGGGCTTCACCATGTAGAGAAGAGAGATGATCCTGACAGCATCGGAGAGGTTCGTGCTGCTTATGCAGTGGCAAGTTGCAAGGACTGGGACCAGCCGATGATTGAGGTTGTCTGGCGACATGACATCGACAAGATTCGCAGCAACTCAGCCTCACCCAACAGCCCTGCATGGAAAGCTTGGTACTCGGAAATGGCGAGAAAGACTGCCGTGAACCGACTCGCTAAGCGGCTTCCCCTCTTCGTGGAAATCAAGGTCACATCAAACGAAGACAGGAACTTCACCGTAAGCAAGGAGAAGGTTGCGATCTCTGCAATCCCCAACGAAGACACTTACTACGAGGGCCGTGTTGGGAACAAAGAGATTGACGCCCCCATTGATGGTGGCCCTGAGTCTAAGCCTGAGCCCGAGCAAAGCTCCACTAAGGTTGAGCTTATCGCTGAGGCAATCGCCTTGAGGGAAGACTTCCCTTCTCTGTATGGGCAAGTGCTTGGTCGAAAGGACATCACAAAGCTTACCGACGAAGACCTCAAGGCAGCCTTGAGCAAGGTTCGTGAGCTTGGTTCTGAAGCTGAGTCTCACTCGGCTAGCGAAATGGTTGAACATGAAGAGAGTCTAGGTTTCTAGGTGGATCTCCGATTAAGCCTTCGTACTCGGTCCACCTAGCCAGATGTCACATCTACTCCGAATCAAAGGCTATGCCTGCCGGTAGCGGTGAACGGGCTTCCTGCTTGAAGGAAGTCAAACCGGCATCAATCAACAACCGGAGAAGTAATGGAAGAGCACACATATTCAGACTACTGGAGCGCAGTAACAGGCTTTGCATTTGATGCAATCGAGGCAGCGCTAGACAGAGACGATGACAAAGATTTCTACGAGTTCATTGACGAGTGGCTTCACAACTTAGTCGATGGCTCTTACTGGATTATCTACACCCACGCTGCCATGAAGGTCATGCAGTACACAGACAACGCCAACGCCTACTGGGACGTTATCGGGGAAAGCGTGTCTGGGGAGTGCTGGTCTGAGATCGTAAGCAAGGTCGCCTACTTTGCCCATGAACAAGACATCAGAGACAAGATCAAAATTGAGCTTGAGAAAGAAGAGATGGTGCCGTGACGACGTACCTCTCAATCAAACAAGCGCTCAAGCTACTTACCTTGATGCGAAGCCAGAGGCTCACAAAAGAAGAACGAGACAGGGTAAACGCTGCCATCATGGATCTGAAAAGAGCCTTAGTTGATCCTGAGTACAGAGCTTCGTTGGAAGTAGGTGGGAGCAAGTCATGACCCCGATAGCCTCAGCAATTCAAGCCCCCAACATAGGAGAAACAAATGAAGCACTGGCACAGGTTCGGGCCTTGGACAGTTATCCGTGCAGGAGAGCACGCCAATCTTCCAGAGCAAGAGTATTTGAAGAAGACCTGGGCACCGCCCCTGTGGGTTCAGAGCTGCTCATGCGGTCAAGAACACAGGATGAGAAGCAGGTCTAGGCCCAAAGCCTCGATTAAGTTCAAGGAAATGTGGGGAGCTAAGCTCTGGTAATGGGAAAGAAAAGCAGAAACAAAGGGGCCAACTTCGAGCGAGCCATTGCTAGGAAGATCCGGGAATGGCTAGGAGAAGATTGGGAAGTTAAAAGGAACCCAACAGATAGGCAGAAGGGCAAAGCAGGGGCTGGCGAGTTTGAAATCGTAGGGCCGTTTGAGTTCCCATTCGCTATTGAGTGCAAGGCTCACGAGAGCTTTGACTACAGCCAACTCTTCAGGGTTCCAGTAACTGGACCGTTCGAGTCTTTCTGGAAGCAGGCAAAGAACCAGGCTGAGGCAGCCGAGAAGGCTCCTCTCCTTATCTTTAAGAGGAACAATGGCCCAGTGCTTGTCGCCTTGAACTGGAAGGGGTTTTGGCCCTTGATAGCGGCGTCTGGGATTGACGCTGTGCAGAGTCTTCTCAGGCTGTACAGCTACGGATGTGTGGTCATCCCTCTTGAGGTGCTACTCAGCATTGACCCATTAGCTCTTTACGAGATTCAGTAGCAGGAGTAGTCTGCACTTACTCACACACTCCTAACCCCGTCCGGTATCTGCTCGCCGGGCGGGGTTTTTACTTGGCAAGAACTGTGATGTCGAGGTCAGTGGGGTCGCTACCAGCCTTTACTGCGTCGGAGCCGTTCATGCAAAGACGGTTCTCAAACGCTACACCCACATCAATGTAGACAGTCATGTCAGTGTTTGGATCAACCGGGAACAGGATGTCGGCTACGCCGGTTCCGCTGTCCAGGGTAAGCGCATCAAACATAGAGACGTAGCGAACTGCGCCATCTCCGTTAGAAACCTGAAGGACGTACAGGCTCTTTGCCTCTCCGATCAGGTCTGACTTCCCGGTCACATCAATGTTTGCGGCCTTGAAGATGTACGTCTGGAGGGCTGTCTTCTGAGGAGATGTAGTGTAGGTCGCCATGATTACTCCAGAAGGAACCTAGCTGTGATCGTTGCCTCTGGCGCTACGTTCCCAGCAGTGCCCTTGGTGGTCAACGTTGCTGCGTAAGCATCGACGATGGTGAACCCAACATCGAAGGTGTACTGAACCTTAGAAGACCCGTCAGCTCTTAGAATGCAGACAGGGTCAGTACCGCCAACAGATGCGGGCGAACCAGACCAAAGCTTTAGGTAAGAGATAGCTTCGTTGCCGGTGTTGTCGATTTCCACAGCGAGGACCTTCTTGCTGCCAGAAGCAACCTGCTCAGCAGTACGAACGACACCAACCCCAGGGTTTGTCTGCTCCAGAGTAATAAGCTCTGCGCCTACTGGATTAACAAGCTGTTGCTTGGAAACAGTCATTACCTCACCGCCTCTTCCAGCTTAGCGATACGCCGCTCGATGCGCCGCTTTGCAGCAGCAGCCATCTTAGGCCCTCGCTCCTTAAGCCGACGCTCAAGCTTCTCCTTGCGCTCCTTCTTGCGAGCCATGTCCTTCTCGATGGCCCTCACCACACCGAGCACAGCAAGCGCAGCCAGGAAGAAGCCGAAGAAGTCGAGAGCTTCAGCTAGTTCGTTCGGGATGTTGATGGCTTTGTCGAGGCGGTGCGCTGCCTCCAGGGCGATGCGGCTGTCACGCTGAATCTGGTTCAGACCCACAAGCTCAGAGCCAATGTCCTCAGTGACATCAAGCAACAACGCAGTCATCTTGTCGTTGTGCTTGTTGACGAAGGCTGCTGCCTCCTTCTCCTTAGCCAGTCGGCGGGCTCGCTTACTCATCTGCCACCTCCGCAACTTCCTCAGCTACATCAGCAACCTTACGGCCAGAGCGGATAGCCTCGCTTACATCGACAAGACCCTGAGCGCCCACGAAGGACAAGACCATAGTCGTGAGCGAGGTAAGCGTTTCATCCGACAGCCCAAGGCCAAGCATGTCAGAGCCAGCAACAAGGACGACGACTACCAGGGTCAGGATGAGCTTACGAGATACGAACTTTTCCATGATGTTCCTTAACAAAAGCGGGTGCTTGCAAGCAGCAATACCACCACGAGGATACCAGCTATAGCGAACCAATCCACAATAGGCTCATGGCGCATCACCACCCGCCGTCAATAAGGGTGTAGGTAAACGCCTTCTTCCAGGTTGGGTGAGTCTCGATCTGCTTATTAACCAGGTCCATCATTTCGCGGAATCCGGTCGTCGTAGCGTGAACCTGACACCCGGCACTCCAGACTCCGATGTCAGAGTCCTCATCCCGGTCCCTTGTCTGGTCGTAGGGCGTGCTTGACGAAGCATGGATGTTAATGCCGAAGTAGCCAGTATCCTCGTCCACGTTGTGGTCCAGCACCTCGTCGCGATTGTCGTCACGCCAGACTGTCACGGGTCCGTTTCGCTGACAGAGTGCCAGATACTTTCCGGCGTGCATGTCGACTTTGTAGACCCCGACGTACTGGCCGGGAACGAGAATGGCGGTGCCTTTAGCGTTAAGCGGATTCTCTCGGTAACGGATGCTGGGGTCTGTCGTGGCTGCCCAGTAGTGAACGCGCCACTGACCATCGACTTTGTAAGCACACCCTAAGAGGTCGTTGTAGCCCCCGTAGAGCGTCTCAGGCGAGCGGATCCCAAAGAGGTTGAGGTTGTAGTCTCCATTCGTGAAGACCTTATGACCCAGGGACTTGATACGCTGTAGCACAGGAGGAAGCATTACTTGCACCTTGCTCCAGTTGCAGCGCAGATAGCTGCGACGTTTTCACGAACAGTAACGAGGTCCGACTGCATAAGCCGCTGCTCCTCTCGCATCGACTCCATCTGGCTAGCGCCAACCGGGTGCGAGGGAAGGCTTGAGTGAACCGACACCGCTTCCTCTAAAGCCATGACATCAGAAGCAGTGCTCTCCTGAACGGCAAGAAACCCACCCACTGCGACAAGCGTGGGGAAGACAACAATCGCAATCTGGATGAGCTGGTCCTTGGTCATGACTTCTTCCTTCTGAGCACTCGAAAGTGTGTGTACTTAGCTGTCCAGGTAGATCCGTCATCGTTGTGCTCGTGCCCTGCGATGAGCTGGACCCTTGCTCCCCCAGGAGTAATTGCAAGGGTCGGGTCCTCTGTGATGTTGGTCACCCCGAGAGCTGAGTCTACGGTTGTGCATACTTCCATTGAAGTGCAGTTAAGAGGGTCGATAAACGACTTAGTAATGTTTGAGCTACAGATAAAGGAGGCAGAGCCAACGTGCCAAACAGTTTCTCGGAGCCCAGGCTCAGCGCTGCCAGTTCCATAATTGTTTAAGTTGGCAAGCCTCTGAGTATCGCCCTTCATAACGTCGTTGCCGACAGGGCCGGAAGTGTAGCCGCCAGCGTTATAGAGCGTTCGGTTGGCAACCCACTTGTTGGCCGCATCAATAATCGTAATGCCCTGCGTCTGCCAGTTGTCGTTCATGCCAGTGCTCTCCATAAGGACCTGGAAAGCAAGCGTGTCGTCAGAGGCGGGCGTCTCTCCAATGAGAGTGCTGACAAGAATTTCTATCAGAGGAACAGTCGTTGTAGAGCCATCTTGCTCAGAGTCAGGATCGCTACTGGCGATAGTAATGTTTAAGCCAGAGCCACTGACAATCTTAAAATCACTGCAATAACCACCCGACGATTCCGCCCCGTTCCTCACGGTCCAAGATTTCCCAGCAATCACTACCGGGTCACCGCTTTCGAGC